GCCGGTCGAGGCTGGGGCAAAACGAGATCGGGCGCGGAGTGGTGCCGCATGATGGTTGAGGAGATGGGCTACAGGCGAGGGGCGCTCCTGGGCAGGACGGCGGCGGATGTCAGGGATGTCATGATCGAAGGCGAATCCGGCCTCATGGCTACCTGCCCCCCGTGGAACAAGCCAGAATACAACCCTTCGAAGCGCCGGATCACTTGGCCGAACGGGGCCATCATGACCGCCTACAGCGCCGACAAGCCCGACATGCTCCGCGGCCCCCAGCATGATTTTGCCTGGGTGGACGAGCCGGCCTCGTTCCGATACCCCGAGGCCTTCGACATGCTCTCGTTCGGCCTGCGCCTGGGCCGCAAGCCTTTGTGCGTAATCACCGGCACGCCGAAGCCCCTGGCCATCATCAAGGACCTGATCAAGAACCCGGATTGCCGCGTCACCCGCGGGACGACCTACGACAACCGCGACAACCTCGCGCAGCCCTTCCTGAACCGGATCATCCAGAAATACGAGGGCACGCGCCTGGGCCGCCAGGAGATCTACGCGGACATCCTCGACGACCTGCCCGGGGCCATGTGGACCCGCACCATGCTGGACCGATACCGGGTGCCGGTGATCGGCTTCGACTGGGCCCACCTGGACCGCATCGTCGTGGCCGTCGACCCGGCCGTCTCCAACGAGGAGCAGTCAAACGAGACGGGCATCGTCGTGGCGGCCCGCTCCATGGCCGGCGAGGGCTACCTGCTGGACGACAGGACCCTGAGCGACACCCCGGCCGGATGGGGCAAGGCGGCCGTGGATGCCTATCACAAGTACAAAGCCGACTGCATCATTTGCGAGGTCAACCAGGGCGGGGACATGGTCGAGCACGTCATCCGCACCATCGACAACAAAGTCGCCGTCAGGCAGGTGAGGGCGTCCCGTGGAAAGCACGTCCGGGCCGAACCCGTGAGCAACCTAGCCGAACGCGGCGTGATTCATCACGTCGGCTCGTTCCCCGAGCTGGAGGATCAGCTCTGCCTGATCACGGCCACGGGTTACGAGGGCGAGGGGAGCCCGGACAGGGCAGACGCCTATGTCTGGGCCTTTACGGACCTCCTTCTGGGGCAGGCGGGCGATTCAGGTCTTGACGACCTCGGCGTCGGCCGCTCCGTTGCAAGTGGGGGCGACTGGTGATGTGGAACCCTTTTGAGCGCAGGAAACTGGCCGATAAGCCCGCCGAGGCGCCCAAGGCATCCGTGCCCAAAGGCGAGGTGGGCTATGTGTCGTCCGACATCTACAAGGCGGCGGATATCACCCGCTGGGACCCCGACGCCCTTAAGCGCAAGAAGGGGCTCAAGATCTATGAAACCATGATGGATGACGACCAGGTCAAGCCCGTGCTCGAGTTCAAGAAGCACGCCGTCCTGGCCCGGGACTGGTTCTTCGACGTCGACGAGGACAGCGAGACGGCCAAGGAAGACGAGGAAAAGGCTGAATTCTTCTACCAGGTCATCGAGAAAATGGACGGCTCGTTCTCGGACAAGCTGCTGCTGATCCTCTCGGCCCTGCACAACGGATTTTCCGTCGTGGAGAAGGTTTTCAAGCCGATCGACTGGGACGGCAAGGCCATGTGGGGGATCAAGGACTTGAAGCTCCGGCCGGCCGACACCTTCGACGGGGGCTTCAAGATCGACCCCCACGGCAACATCCTGGGCATCGAGCAGGTCGTGGCGGGGCAGCGCCTGGAGATCCCGTTCGACAAGATCATCCACTTCACCCACCAGGGCGAGTACGACGGCTGCTACGGCAAGTCAGACCTGCGGGCCTGCTATCGCTCGTGGTGGTCCAAGGACATCGTCATCAAGTTCCAAAACATCTTCCTCGAGCGCCACGCCTCGGGGTTTATCTTCGCGCAGGTAAAGGAAAACCAGAGCCTCAACACGACCGACAAGACGGCCATGCAGAACTTCCTGAACAACATCACCATGCGGGCCGCGGCCATCATCCCGGGAAGTATCGAACTCAAGCAGTTTCAGCCGGTCAACACAAGTGCCTTCTCGGAGGCCATCGCCAACTATGATAAGGCCATCGCCCGCAGCGTGCTGTGCCCGAACCTGCTGGGCCTCTCCGAGCAGGGGCAATACGGCAGCTACAGCCAGTCCGAGACGCAGCTCAAGGTGTTCTTCTGGATCATCGACACCATCGCCAAACGCCTCGAGGAATGCCTCAACGAGCAGGTATTCAGGCAGCTTGCGGAGTGGAACTTCGGCACCGACGAGTTCCCGCCGTTTCGGTTCAACCCCGTGACAGCCGAGAGGGCCGCCGAGATCGCAAAGGTGTGGAGCGAGATGATCTCGAAGGGCGCCGCGTCGAAGTCAGACAGTGACGAGGGCTACATCCGCAACATCCTGGGCTTCCCCGAAAAGGACGAGGCCAGCGTGCAGAAACCGCCCGCCATCCCTCCCCGGGGGCAGGATCCGAACAACCCGGACGGGTCCGACGAGGAACCGGAAGACCCCGATGACGCCGAGGAGCCCGACAATGAGGACTGGGTAGAGAAGCAAAACGAGTGGAAGCGTGCCTTCGTCCGCAAGGAGATGGCCGCAAAACCGTGGCTGAGGCGCGTCAATTTCGCCCGTATCGAGCGAACGCTGGACGACCGGGACCGTCTGTTTACCGAGGAGATGAACGCGCTCCTGGGGCAGGCCAGGGCCGCGCTGGACGCACAGGTGGCGAAGGTGTGGGGCGAGCGCAGCGGGTCCAACGTCAACCCCAAGGAGATCGAGGGTATCAGCCTGCCCCGCAAGGTGGTCTCGGAGATGCGAAAGACCATCCGGACCAACCTGACGGCCATCCTCGAAGACGGATACGAGCAGGCCAGGCGGGAGCTGCCCCGGCGCAAGCTGGCAAAGCCCATCCGACCCGGCATGGACAAGACCAAGACCGAGAAGTTCTTGGCCTCGAAGTCCATGAAGATCGCCGACGTCTACGAGCAGCGCACCCTGGAGGCAACCCAGCGGGTGCTTGAGAACTCCATCAAGTACGACCGCAGCCTGAAGGACACCATCAAGGCGCTCGAGGACGATACGGATCTCACGGCCCTGCTGCCCCGGGTCGACGCCGGGGGCCGGGCGGTGAACGTCCCGGCGAGGCTGGAGAACATCATCCGGACCAACACGGCCGACGCGCTCAACCAGGCCCGGCAGGCACTGTTTACCGAACCGGAGATGAAGGGCTTCATCGAGGCCTTCGAGTACAGCGCCGTGCTGGACGACAGGACGTCAGAGGTCTGCGAGCACCTGAACGGGAAGGTGCTCAAGGACTTCGGCGTGTATACGCCCCCGAATCATTTCCAATGTCGTTCCCTGCTCGTTCCCGTGACGCAGCTCGACGGCTGGGACGGCAAGGAGAGCACGCCCCCGCGGGTGCAGCCGCAGAAAGGGTTTATGTAATGCTGACCCTCCAGACCATCACGACGATTGAACTCTCGAACCTGTGCAACCTGCGGTGCCTGTACTGCATCAACCGGTTGCTGGTGAAGCATCCCTCGCGCACGCCCGGGATCATGGAGGACGAGACCTTCGAGCGGACCCTGGATGTGCTCAAGGCCCTCTGCGACAGGGGCACCCAGCGCGAGGTGAACATGAACGGCAACGGGGAGAGTTGCCTGGACCCGCAGCTCCCCGAGCGGATCCGCAGGGTGAAGGACATCGTCGGCGAGGGCCGCAAGGTCGGCATGTCGACCAACGGCGTCAACATGACTTACGAGATGGCAAGGGCCCTCCGGGATAGCGGACTGGATCAACTGGACATCTCCCCTCACAGTGCCTACCACGCTCGGAGGGCCGTCATCTACATGGTCAAGGCAGGCTGGGCCGGCCGGGGGATCATCAACACCGGCCCGATCAACGCCTCGCACAACTGGGCGGGGCAGCTCGAGCCCGAGCACACCATCGAATGCCGGATGGACGGCATCCCCTGCGATCCGCTCATCGAGGGCAGGGGCTACGTGCTGGCCGAGGGCAACGTAACGCCCTGCTGCTACGACTACCGGAACCTCGGGGTCTTTGGCAGCGTCTTCGACGAGGACCTGCTCGACAGACCGGTCAGACCGTACAAACTCTGTTACACATGCCATCAGAGAATACCGGAGGGGGCCCATGGACCGATCATTGTCGAACATGATCAGCAACGCGCGTGTGATTAGCATTGATGACGTTAAACAGGAAGTCACCATTGAGGTCAGAAATAACGGCGTCATCGCAGAGCGGTGGGTGTTGGCATACGACAAATATCAGGCCGCAAGGGGACTTGAGTGAAGATCAGAACCATCAACAGCATCGAAGTATCGGCGCTCTGTAACCTCAAGTGCAGGTACTGCCCGGCCTCGATCCAGAAGCAGCACCGGCCCGTGGGGCTCATGGAGATGGCCACCTTCGAGAAGGCCGTCGACTGGGTTGCCCGGTTCTCGGAGATGGGCTCGCAGCTCGAACTGAACCTCTTCGGCGTGGGCGAGCCTACCCTCAACGCGAACCTCGTGGAGATGGTCCGGCACGCGCGGCGCAGGCTGGCCTTCCGGCAGGTGATCCATACCAACACAAACGGCCTGCTGATGACCGAAGAGCTGGCCCGTGCCCTCAAAGACGCGGGCATCAACCACATAGACATCACGGGCCACGACGCCTATCACGCGGCCAAGACGATCCGGATCTTCCGGAAGGTGGGGATCGAGGGCCAGCTTTCCCTCGATGCCGTCGTGAACCCGAACAACTGGGCCGGGCAAGTCGACTGGTTCGATGCACAGTACGATGCGGGGCCCTGCCCGTGGCTGGGCCGGGGGCAGGCCTTCATCCTCTGGAACGGGGATGTCACGACCTGCTGCATCGACGCCTTCGGCCGGGGAATCGTGGGCAACATCTTCACGGACGACCTGACGCAGATCGAACTCAAGCCGTTCGAGCTGTGCAAGACCTGCCACCACAAGCAGCCGGGCGCCGAGATCATGAAGCCGCGGCTCATCCACGCGGCCCGGTAGGAGGTAACGGATATGCCTGACAACGACGACAAGATCCCGCAGGCGCATGACCAGGATTTCGAGATCTTCTCGGCCGGCACCTGGAACGGGGACAAGTATTCGGTCGACGACCTCGACGAGATGGTCAGAAACTTCGATGCCCTGGGCGGCGAGATCAAGCCGCCCCTGAAACTCGGGCACGACGACGCCGGGGTGAACCTGAAATTGAAGGGCGGCCAGCCCGCCCTCGGATGGGTAAAGGCCCTCAAGCGCGTGGGCGAGAAGCTCGTGGCCACCGTGACCGGGATGCCGGAGATCGTTTCGAAGGCCATCCAGAAGGGCCTCTACAAGAGGGTCTCTTCGGAGATCTACTGGAACCTCAAGCTGGGGGACAAAACCTATAAGCGCGTGCTCTCGGCCGTGGCGCTCCTCGGGGCGACCATTCCGGCCGTGACAAACCTGAAAGACCTTGAGGTCTTCCTGAGTCAATCCATGCTCGACGCGGCATCGTTTGACGGGTGCAAGGCCTATTCTTTCGAGACCGACTCAACCGGAAAGATCAACGGAGGTGCAGACGAGATGGACGCAGAGACCATCAAGAAAGAATTCGAGCAGAAGCTCGCGGACGAGAAGAAGGCGCGGGAAGCGGCCGAGACGAAGCTCAAGGAGTTCGAGGCCGAGCGGGTCAAGAAGCTCAGGGAGGACCGCGAGGGCGAGTTCAAGGCCTTCTGTGAGGAGCAGGTCAAGGCCGGCAAGATGCTGCCCGTGCAGCGCGACATCCTCACCGCAAAGCGTGCCTACTCGGACGAGTCGGGCGTCTCGATCCCCTTCGACGCGCTCAAGGAATTCATGGACAAGGGCGGCAAGATCCTGCCCACGGGCGAGAAGGGCCACGACAAGAAGGACGGTGGCGGCGAGTCCGGGGACTTCAAGACCGTCTTCGAAGAGGCCGACGCGGCGATCAAGAAGCACATGACCGACAAGAAGGTGAGCTACAGCGAGGCATTCCGGGCCGTGCTGGCCGAAGACAAGGACCTCGCCGAACGCTACCTCAAGGCCACTCATCGGTCCCTTGACGACGCCGAGTAAAGGAGGGCTGGCAATATGGCAACGGAAAATCAGTTTCTTTCGACTACGGTACAGGCCGGGGCCGACTACAGCTCGGCGGGGCAGTTCCATGCCTTTGCCCTGGTTGACGGCCAGCTCGCGGCAAATGCCGAGGAGGCCTCGGGCATCCTGCTCAACAAACCCGCCAGCGCTGCCTTCGCCCAAGTGGGTTACGTCGGCGAGATGAAGTTTGCGGCCGGCGGGGCGATCTCCAAAGGCGGCAAGATCACGGTCACGACCTCGGGGTGGTTCATCGCGGCCGACTCCGGCGACACCGTCGTGGGCGAGGCGAAAGCCTCTGTCACCTCGGGCAGCGTCGGGACGGGGATCTTCGGCGTGTTCCCGGGGGTGACGGACAGGACGATGTCCATTCAATACCCACTCGCCGCGAAGACGCTGATCCCGGCGGGCCATGCGATCTCTTTCGCCACTGCCACGCAGGCAAACTCCGCGTTGCAGGCTACAGCGGTCGCCATCGCATCGACAACCAGCGGGACGACGGCAGACTTTGTCCTGTTCGGGCTCTGCACGATCCAGGGCACAACTGCCGATAACATCACGGCCGGCGAGCTGGTCACGGTCACGACGAGCGGCTATTTTACGCCCTGCACGAGCGGGTACTACCCGAGCGGCATGGCGCTGGCTGCCATCTCCAGCGGTTCAACCGGGCCTGCATTCTTCTACGGCGGCTACCAAGGCATGGTCGTCTAACACTACGGAGGACTGAAACATGGCTTTTGAAAACGTACTTCTGCCCTACACCCTGACGGCGGGAGAGGACCTCTCGGGCTGCCAGTACCACGCGGTGAGCCTCGAGGACGGAAAGCTCGCGGCAGGGGGCTACGAGGCAAGCGGCATCCTCCTGAACAAGCCCGCAAACGGCCAGGCCGCCCAGGTCGGGCTCATGGGGATCATGAAATATGCAGCCGGGGGCGCAACCCACACCAAAGGGGTGAGGCTCGCCGTCACCACGTCCGGCTGGTTCATCGCGGCGACGTCCGGCAGCTACATGGTCGGCACCGCCCTCACCACGGCAACGTCAGGCTCTATCGGGACGGGACTTTTCGTGTTCGGACATCCCGTGTACGCCGTAGATTCCTGCAGCATGGGCTAACTACAGGAGGTTAAAATCATGGGATTCACCGGAAAAGACGTTCACATTGATGTGCCGCTCTCGAACGTGGCAATCGCATATCGGCCGCAGAACCTCATTGCCGAGGAAATCTGCCCCATCGTCACCGTTCCGAAGCAGTCCGACGCCTATTACGTCTGGTCGCTCGCCGACGCCCTCCGGATCGAGGAGGACAAGCGGGCCCCCGGCGCCGAGGCCAACGTCATCACCCGCAGCGTCTCCAGCGGGACGTTCTTCGCCTACAACTACGCCCTCAAGGACCGCATCCCCTACGAGGACATCGAGAACGCGGACGCGGGCTTCGTCTTCACGGAGCGCAGCTCCCGCGTCGAGATGCTCAAGGACAAGCTCTACCTGGGGTGGGAATACCGGGTGGCGCTGCAGTGCACCTCGACGTCGAACGTGGGCAGTTCGACCGCGACCGCCTCGGCGTGGACGGACTACACAAACTCCAACCCGATCGGCAACATCCGCACGGCGATCTACAACGTCGAGGGCGCCACGGGCTACCGGCCGAACTCGATCATCTTCGGCCGCTACGCCTGGTTCCACTTCCTGCAGAACGACGATGTGCAGGCAAACCTCTTCGGGACCGTCACCGGGCAGGGCTCGCCGAAGATCGTCACCCGGCAGAGCGTGGCCACCATGCTCGAACTGGATCGCGTGCTCGTCGGCGGCGGGATCTACAACACCGCGCAGGAAGGGCAGTCCGCGTCCCTGTCGAACCTCTGGAACGATCAGGTGCTCGTGTACTTCGCCCCCCTGCAGCCGCGTAAAGACGTCCCCAGCTTCATGTACGCCTTCCGCTGGGGCAAGGTGATGAACATGGAGGCCCGGGTCTACGACCTGCCGCGCAACCACGCGGAGGAGATCGAGTTGGGCTACTACCAGGACGAGAAGATCACGGCTTCGGCCCTCGGCTTCCTGCTCACGGGCGTCGGCTCGTCTCAGTAAGCCTCTTTGACAACTGAATAGATGCCCTCCGGGTCGGCCAACCTGGAGCGGAGACAAGGGGCAGTGCGGTGCCGCACCATCGTGCTGCCCCTTTTTTATTAACTTTCACCCATGGAAAAGGAGGAATTCGTATGGGTATGAAGCTGCACATCGCCATCAACTGCCTGGGCATGCCGTTCGACGGCTCCACGATCCCCTCGGGGAAGTCTCTCGGGGGATCGGAGACGGCCGCCTATTTCATGGCCAAGGAGCTGCGGCGGCTCGGGCACAGCGTCGTGGTCTACACGAATTCGCAGACCCGCGGCGTCTGGGACGGGGTCCTGTACGAGTGGGCCGGGCAGACCTCGGAGCAGTTCCCGATGGGCGTCAACTTCCACAAGGCCATGATGGTCCCGCACGACGTCTGCATCATCCAGCGGCACCCCCTGGCTTTTGCGCGGCCGATCAATGCGAAGGTCACGGCCTGGTGGCTGCACGACCTCGCCATGATCCGGCAGGCTCCCATGGTGCAGCAGCACCTCGTCAACGTGGATCTCACCTTCACCGTCTCGGAGTGGCACAAAAACCAGATCGCGGAGATCTACGGAATCCCGAAGGACTACGTTGTCGCCACGACAAACGGCGTCGACTATTCGCTTTTTGAGGGCCTGCAGGAGAACGCCCGCGAACCCCGCAGCCTCGTCTACATGGCCCGTCCGGAACGGGGCCTCGAGCTGCTCGTGGGCCCCGACGACTGCATCATGAACCAGCTCAAGGACTGCCACCTCTATGTCTGCGGCTACGACAACACCACGGCGCAGATGAAGGACTACTATGAGTGGCTCTGGCGGCGATGCGATGAATTGCCGAACGTGACGAACGTGGGCCACCTCGGCAAGCGCCAGCTCTACGAGCTGCTCTCGAAGTGCATGGTCTACGCCTACCCGACGACCTTCGAGGACACCTCCTGCATCGCGGCCCTGGAAGCCAACGCGGCGGGCCTGCCGCTGGTGGGCTACAAGTGGAGCGCGGTCCCCGAGACCCTGACGGCCGGCGGGGCGGTCCTGCTCGACATGATGCACGACGACAAGGGGCAGCCCTACGTCGACAAGGCGCAATACGCCCGGGCGGTTTTGAACCTCATGAACGACCCCGGAAAATGGCGCTACCTGCACCAGAAGGCCCTCAAGAAGCGGCAAACCTGGGAAGCGGCGGCCGCGCAGTGGGACGAGGTCTTCCAGGAGAAGCTCGCGGCCAAGGGCTCGAACCACTTCCGCACCATGAAGCACTACGAGCGGCACTCGGACATCGTCGCCCTGGGGGACTATGCCGAGCGCAACGGCCTGAAGGTGACGGACTACCTGCCGGACTTCGAGGACAACTACCGCTTTTTCATCGAGGGCACATTCAAGGAACACTACCAGGCCTATTACGAGTACGAGAAAAACCGGGGCGTCAACTACGGCCCGGAGAGCCTCGACGGGTCGGCCCGTTACCTCTTCGTGGCTGGCTACCTCGAGCAGCTCAAGCCGAAGCGGATCCTCGACTACGGCTGCGCCCACGGTCACTACGTCATGAACCTGGCCAAGGCCATGCCCGAAACGGAATTCGTGGGCATCGACATCGAGGAAACCAACATCGAGAAGGCCCGGGCCTGGGCGAAGCAGGACGGGGTCGACAACCGCTGCGAATTCATCGCCGGCACGGCAGAGGACCTCTCGGGGCTGGGCGCCGGAAAGTTCGATCTCATCATGCTGGGCGAGGTGCTCGAGCACGTCCCGGACCCGGCCAAGGTATGCGAGGCCCTGCACCCCGTCCTCTCCGATGACGGCATGATCCTCGTGACCGTTCCCTATGGCCCCTGGGAGGCCATCGGCTACAAGGAGCACAAGGGCTGGCGGGCCCACCTGCACCACTTCGAGCGGCAGGATCTCGCGGAACTGTTCGGAGAGCAAAGGGACTATAAGCTCTTCGCCGTCCCGCACTCCGAGAAACTCGGGCATTATGTCTTGGCCTACAAGCCCAGCGGCCGGCCGATCGGACGGGTCGACTACGCCCGCAAGCACAGGATGCAGGCCCCGCGGCAGACCGTCTCTGCTTGCCTGATCGCCCGCGACTCTGAGTTGACCATCGGCAAAACCCTGCAATCCATCGACGACATCGCCGACGAGCTGATCCTGGGCGTGGACACGGAAACCAAGGACAACACCATCGAGGCGGCCTCGCGCTTCTGCCGGGCCAACGGGATCAAGGCGACGATCTTTGAGATTGAAAGCCCGATTGTGCAGGGCTTCGACAATGCCCGCAACCAGACCGTAGAGCGGGCGGCGATGGACTGGATTCTGTGGATCGATTCGGACGAAACCATCGACAACCAGCAGGCCATCAAGAAATACACCCGGGACAACTGCTTCCTCGGCTACGGCGTCAAGCAGCACCACTTCGCCACGGAGCCCCCGAGCTGCTTCAAGACCGACCTGCCCGTGAGGCTGTTCCGGAACCATGTAGGGGCGAGGTTCTACGGCCACGTCCACGAGCACCCCGAAATCGAATTGAACAAGGGCATGGAGAAGGTCCACATCATCGAAGACGTGTCGATCATCCACACGGGCTACACCACGGAGGCCATCCGGCGCAAACGCTTTGCCCGGAATTACCCTTTGATGATCCGGGACCGGCAGCGGCACCCCACGCGCAAGCTGGGGCGATTCCTGTGGCTGCGGGACCAGTCCCACTCGATCAACTTCGGCCTGGAGGCCAACGGGGGTCGGGTGACGCCCGAGATGCAGGCCATGGCGCTCGAGATGGTGGGGATCTGGCGGGAGCTGCTGGCCGAGGGGGAGACCCGGCTGGCGCTCGAGGGGCTGGCCTTCTACTCCACGGCGGCCAGGGTCCTGACGGCGAAGCCCATCCACTACGTCTGCAAGCTCGACGTGGCCCTCGGCACCAACGGCTGCAACCCGGAGAACCTGCCGATCGATGCCATCTTCGTCAACCGCGAGGACATCGACCGGCTGATGGCACACATCACGGAGATCAAAACCAAGCAATTCGAAAGCCGCTACTACTAGCGGAAAAGGAGCGAAGACCATGAAAAAGATTCTCGTACTCATCATTGCGGCCCTGTTCATCGCGGGTTGCGCGGGTATCCAGGTTCAGGACGACGCAAGCCAGGCCGTGCTCTACAAATTAGCAGGACATCGGCTCGGCTACGAGCTGGGCAAGGCAGACCCCGCCACGGCTCAGATTGTCGCCAAGGCCGCCGACGGCATTATCCAGACGATTGAGTCCGGCACGACGGCCCCGGCTCTCTCGGCGCTCCTGCAGGAATCCCTTGCGAAACTCGCGGCGGGCTATCAGAACGACCCGGCCCTCGCGGCAGAGGTGGCTATCGTCGCGGAGCTTGTGATCTTCAAGGGGTCCGAGGTCAACGTGGAGGCGTACAAAGCCTATCTCTCTCAGATGAAAGCGGGCATGGAGGGGTACAAACTCGGCTACGCCCTGGCCCTCGCGGTGGCACAGAAATGAACGACCTTTCCGTCTACAACTCCGTCAAGCACCTTATCCAGACGGGTGATGGTCTGGGGTGGAGCAGTGACAGGATAGCGGGGCGGCTCATCAGGTGGCGCACCATGTCCTATCTCAGCCACTTTTCCCTTGCCCTTCGCCTTGCGGAGTACGAGGGCACAGAGGGCCGCAGATTCACGACGGAGGCCCTTGCAGACGGGGTTGTGCTCAACATCCTGTCGGCCCGCCTCGCTCACTACAAGGGCCGGGTCTGGTGGTTCCCGCTGGACGAAGAGAAGTGCAGGGTGAAGCGGGCCCATGTCGGTGAGTGCGCCCTGTCCTTTATCGGGACCCCCTACGACTATCAATCCATCCTGCGCCTGTGCCTTCGCAGGGTATCGACGCAGATGGACAAGCTCTTTTGCTCGGAATACTGTGCGGTCTGCTACGGCCTGGGCGGCGAGGCCCCGACCCCCGCGGACATGCCGAAACTCGGAATCTTCAAAGACCCTGTGAGGCTGGTATGATGAACGGTTACGAATTCATTGGCTTTCAGGCCATTTCGGACCTGCTGAAGAACGAGCCCCTGGCGCTCTGGATCGCCGAGCACATCCTGGCGATCAATATTGCGCTGGGCATCGCGGCCCTGATTGCGAAGCTCACCCCGTCAAAAAAGGATGATGAATTCTGGGCCGAACTCAAGGAGCGGTTCAATCAATACACGGGGAAGAAGAAGGACTGATATGTGGCGCATCGCCGTCATCGTATCGGTGGCGATCCTGTTCGCCATGATCATTGAATCCTGGATGAAGATGAGGTTTTAGCATGGCCGACAAGAAGCTCACCCAGCTTGACGAGATCACCTCCGTCACTCCGGAGGACATCATCTACATCGTTGATTCCCCCGGCGGCACACCTGCGAGCAAGAAGCTGACGGCCTGATTATGAGCTGGGACGGCTCACGGATGCTCAAGGACAACGACAGCCCCAGGGTGGAGATAACGCTCAGATGGTAGGGATGATGAACCGGATCGTCCAGGGGGAGGCGGGGGAATGAACGTCTATCGTATCCAGGACAAAGACGGCCGTGGACCGTGGAAGCCGGGATTTTCGCACAAGTGGGTCGAGGACCGGGATGATCTGGACAACCTGCCGCCGTGGTACGTCGAATTCGGCCCCATACACACAAGGGCCTATACATGGGAAAGCGTGGGGTCCGCCTGCCGGACGGTAGAGCAGTTGCGCCGATGGTTCACGAGATCCGAATACGGGACGCTCATCCGCCATGGGTATCAGGCAGTAAAAATGGATGCCTCGCGGATTCTCGCCGCCTCGGACATTCAATGTGTCTTTACCCGAAGCAACAAGCCGCTGAACTGCGATTTTGAGAAATTTGACCTGTATGAAAGTGGCAAGATCGCCCACCTTGAGGCGAGTATTGATTTTTGCGGAACATCAGATATCGATGCGATTAACGGAACGTCCTTAAGCGATCTCACTTCCGTTCTTGGATATGAGTTCTAGGGGGAAATAAAAATTGGCTGATTCCACCCTCTATACGAATGCCGTAGCGATCTACGACTTCGAGAACAATGCAAACGCCACGAAGGGCAGCAATCTCACCGCCACGGGTTCTCCTGCCTATTCAACTACTGGTGAGGCTCAAGGGACATACTGGGCCGGTGCGCTTGATGGTGGTGACTACTTTTCCATCACCAGCAACACGTTTAATTTCACCGGAAGCTATTCTGTGTCCGCGTGGGTATCGTTTGACAACCTCCCATATTACGGACCTATCTGCTCATTTTATTATTCATCGAACGGGTCCGGGTGGGCCGTAACACAGGATGCAGACTATTCCCTGCGAGTTCGGCATCGGCAAAACTGGTCTGATACGAATTATGATTTTACTAGCGCTAATTTTACCACCTCGACCCGGTATCACATCGTTATATCTCACAATGCTACGACGAATGAATGTTGGGCTTACGTTTCTACCACTAGCTTTGGGAACATACTAAACACCCATATCGACGCTGCGACTGATCCGGGGAACGATGCTGCTGGAGGAACATTATACATTGCCCGCGATGACGTGGACGACTCGAATCTTCAAGGGTACATAGACGAGGTGTGTTTCTGGAACAGCGCAATTACTTCTACTGATGCCGAGGCCATCTTCAACGCCCGAGACGGTGGGACGAGTTGGAGGGAAACGGGTGCGGCGGCCAGCACGTCGTCTTCCATCCCCAAGATAATGAACTACCTCCGACAGATGAGGGGGAACTGATATGTGGGACATGATTCAAGGGCAGGGCAACTGGATTCCCGTCGGGCCGTTCCTCTCGAATTCTGACGGGGTGACTCACATTACAAGCGTGGGCCTCGCGGCGGCGGATCATGCGATCATCGTCAAGCAGACGGGCTCCATGCAAATCCTCGCCAGCAACTCTTTCGTTGCCGTGGAATCGGGCGCCGGTATCTACAGGCTCTATCTAACAAACTCGAACTGCGACACCTACGGCCCGGCGCGGGTCTCCATCGTGGACAGCTCTTTCCACCTGCCTGTTTTTGCCGATGTCTGCTTGCAGAACAGCGCCTTCTGGGGCCTGAAATACAGCGCCGTTGCCCCGGCCCTGCACGCGAACGTGTCGAGCATCGCCGCACAGGTCAACAGCGTTTACAACCAGAACGCCCTCCAGCCCACGAGCGCAACATGGTACGCTGCCCATTCCTCCCTCGATGTCAGGGTGTCGAGCGTAGACGCGCGGGTGCAGACCCTGCCGAATTCGTCTACCCTCAACGCCCATGTCCTTACGCTTCCGACAAGTTCAACGCTGCGTACCCAAGTCCTCACCCTGCCGACCTCCACGAGCCTGCGGGCGGAGATTGCCACGCTGCCGAACTCACAGACTCTCAACGCGCATGTGCTCACTTTGCCGAACAGCTCGACGGTGAGCGGCCTTGTCACCGTTCGCCCGACCTCGGCGACGTGGTATGCGGCGATCAGCAGCCTCGACGTGCGACTCCAGGGTGTCACCTCGCAGACCATGTCCCAGACAATCGACGGGACAGTGACGTTCATCCAGTCCCAGCGCCTTGCCCTGGCGATCCTCACCGGGATCACGTCGGGCGGCGGGACAAACACGTTGACCTTCCGGGACGTGGGCGATTCGAAAGACCGCCTCGTCGTCACGGTTGACTCGAACCAGAACAGAACAGCGATCACGACTAGAGACGGATCGTAGGAGGTACTGAGAAATGGCAAAGGGATGTATCGACAATTTCCTCGACGGGGCTTTCGACGTCATGATCAACAGCGCGACGCACATCACCGTCTGCAAAGCGGCTCCGGCCTCCTTCGCGGAGGCGGTTAGCACCCACCGAATCGCGCAGAGCGTGACTTCGGGCGGCAACTTCGCCAAGGCCAACGGAGACACCAACGGACGAAAGGTCACGCTGGCGCAGATCGCAGGCATCTCGGTTTCTTCGACGGGCAACGCGAACCACATCGCCGTCGTCAACAGCGCGGGCGGGCAGTTGATCTACTGGACGACCTGCACCTCGCAGGAGCTGACGCAGGGGAACACCGTGACCGTCAACGCATGGGACATTGAGATCGCAGACCCGACGTAAGGGGCTGATTCATGGCTCTGGGATTTTTCCCTGACAGATACTTCCCGGCCGGTTTCCTGTCGGCGGCGTTCTTTGGCGACTATGGGACACCGACTATTGCCGTGCAGGAAGCGGCTCACGGGCACACAGCGGACACAGTCACGTTGACGCAGATCCATGTGCTCGTCCCGCAGGATGCAACTCATGGGCATATTGCGGACGCTGCGGGCATCACGCAGGGGCACATCCTCGCCATTCAGGAAGCGACCCACGGCCACACGGCAGATAGTCCGGGAATAAGCCAGGCTCATGTCCTTTCGGTCCAGGATGCGACTCACGCGCAGGCGGCCGAGAATGTCGGACTGGTAACTGCGGGCCAGGTATCCGTGCAAGAAGCAACGCACGGCCACAGCGCTGAGAACCCGACCCTGACCCAGCAGCATGTGCTGGCCGTCAACGACGCCACGCACGCGCACACGGCAGAGTCTCCCGGGCTGGTACAGCAGCACAGCCTGGGGGTGGATGAAGCAACCCACGCTCAGACGGCAGACAATGTGACGACGGTCACGGCGGGAACTGTATCAATTCAGGATGCCACCCATGGGCACAGCGCCGACGAGGTCACGCTCGTCCAGCAGCACGTTCTGACGGTCCAGGATGCCACCCATGGGCACAGCGCGGAGGCCCCGGGGACGGTCCAGAACTTCACCCTTGAGGTGCAGGACGCAAGCCACGGGCATACGGCGGACGGCTCGGCCTTCTCGCAGGTGCATCAGCTCCTGATCGACAGTGCCCTGCACGCGCACGCGGGAGACGGGGTCGGTATGACGCAGGCCCACATCCTCGTCGTCCAGGAGGCCCTGCACGCGCACGCCGCGGACATGGCGGCTGCCTACTGGCAGATCACGTATTTCCCGGCCAAATACCGGGTACTGCACAAGGACATCATGCCCCGGGTGCTCAAGGTGGCGAAGGACTACCGGGGATTCACGAAGCAGACAAACGAGAGTGTATTCCGGGCGGAATAGGGGGAAGCCATGCCGTCATTGATCGCGCCGCTCTACGTCAAGAAACACGACCTGCAGCCCTACTACTACGTCCAGGTCAAGGACGGCTCGGGGACCAACATCGACGTCACCGGGGCCACGATCTACTGCACCATGAAGCAGGCGCGGGCGGGGACCCGGAAGGTCGACCGGCAGACCACGGGCATCACGATCAACTCCGGCACCCTCGGCTGCTTCTACTACGCCTGGCAGGGATCGGACACCTCCGAGGCCGGGAAATACTACATCGAATTTGAGATCAACCCGACGGCCGGGGGGAAGTTCACCGTGCCGGCCGACCCGAACGAGCGGGCCGAGGTCATCATCATGGAAAGCCTTGACGCGAGCTAGAGGGGGAGCCCATGTCCTACGCAAGCTATGAAGACGTGATCGCCAGGTATCCGGTCCTGAAAGACTGGGGGAAGCAGGAGACCGATGTCAACTCGGACCTGATCTATTACGCCGAGATCGAACTCAACGGCCTGCTGGGGACCCACTTCACGGTCCCCTTCGCCACGACGCACCCTACGGTTACGGACCTGACGATCGACCTGGCCTACTACCGGGCGGCCATAACCCGGCAGCCGGACAAAGTGGAAGGCCTCCGCAAGCGCGTCATGGACCGGATCGAAAGGATCAAGGCGGGCAAAGAGGTCATCGCCACGGGCAGCGGCAGCCTTGCCGTGGAGACCTCGCAGGTGCCCGTCTGGTCGAACGTCGAGGACTATCACCCCGTGTTCTCGATGCTCGATGCGGAAAGCGAGTACAGCCGCGTGTCGAGCGGTATGCTCTACGATTTGGAGACCGAACGATCATGATGCCCGGCAAGATGTTCCAACTCGTCGGCATGGAAAAGCTGGCGCAGAAATTCCTGAAGGTCGGCGCGGAGCTGAAAAACCGCAAGCCCGCCCACGCGAAGATTGTCGCCGTCCTCGACGGCATGATCCAGCGGAATTTCCAGACCGAGGGGCGCGGCTTCGATGAAAGCGGGTGGAAGCCCCTGGCGGCCTCGACCGTCAAGAAGCGCATGGCCCGGAACAAGACCGGCAACATGCGGATCCTCCAGGACAACGGGCAGCTCAAGACCCGATGGAAGCACTACTACGACAACGAAAAGGCGCAGATCCAGAGCGGCGTGAACTACGGCATCTATCACGACTCCGACAAGCCGCGAAAGAGCAAGCTGCCGCAGCGCAAAATCCTGCCCCGAAAGGAGAACTACGGGGACAAGGTGAAGGCCATCTACCAGGCATTCGTAAAGGGGGCGCTCAGTGGTTAATCGCAGCACCGTGGCAAGAGGCATCGAGACGATCCTCAAGGAGAACCTTGAGGGCTACCTGATCGAGCGCAACCCCGAGAGGAACGAGGATCCCAACGTCGCGGCCAGGGACAAGGGGTGGATCGGCATATTCCGGGGCGATGCCGACTACGAGCCCGCGCGCGTGAGCGCGACCCCCTGGCGAGTGACGCTGACGCCCCGGGTCGAAATCCAGGTGGCAAGCTGGGAGAGCGGCGAGAAGTGCGAGGAGAACCTCGAGTTCGCCGTCAACGAAGTCCTCACCGTCCTGAACTCGAACCGCACACTGAACGGCACGGTGGCAATGACCGTGGGCTATTCGGTGACGGACGAGGTCAACAGAACGCAGGAGGGCGTCTACTTCCAGGCGGCCATCATCACCATAAAGGCAGAGGTACGGGCATGAAAATCAAGTGGTTGATCGAGGAGAGAGTGCATCCTCACATCGGGCGGCTCAACCCCGGAGAGGTCCGGGATGTCCCCGACGATATAGGGCAGGCGCTCGTCGCGCAAGGCGAGGCCGCCGTCTTCGTTCCGCAGGAGCATGTGCTACAGCCGCAAAGCGTAGTGCACAAGATGAAAGCAAAGCAGCAGTCGGAAGGAGGTGACTGATCATGGGATACGGACTCACGGGGCATGTAGGAATCAGCTTTCAGACGTCCATGGGGACGGTGAATGCGTCGAGCTATCACTGGATTCCGGTCATCAACGAATCCATCACCTTGAGCAAGAACCCCATCGTCTCGGAGGGGATGCGGGGCCGCTTCGAAAGCGGGGACTCCTGGGAGGGGGTCAACGCCGTCGCGGGTGACATCGTGACCGAAGTCCACCCGATCCTTGTCGGAAAGTTCCTCAAGGCGTGGTTCGGGCAGTCTTCCGGGGCGCTGGCGACCTCGCACTATGATCATACGTTCAACCCCCGGCAGGTGGACTGGGACACCCTCTGTGCCGTCCCGCCGTTCACCCTGGAGAAGTACCTCGCCGTGGGCAGCGCCCATCAGTACCGGGACTGCGTCGTCGACCAGCTCTCGTTCGAGATCGCGCAGGGGGCGCTCATCAAAATGACGGCCTCGATCATCGGCGGGGGCTACATGACCACCGTCGTCAAGTCCACGCCGACATACCTGACGGGCTCCGAGTTCACCTGGGACCAGTGCTCGCTCTCCATCGCCGGAACCGGGGTCGACGAGATCCGCGACCTGACACTCACCTTTGCCAACAACCTCGAGGCCTACGGGACGCTCAACAACACGAAGTACGCGAACCGGATCAAGAGGGGCGGGTTCCGCACGGTCGAGATCGGAGGGACGATCTTCCACGAGGACGACACCCACTTCAACAGCTTCCGCAACCAGACCGCGCAGGCCGTTGTCCTGACGATCAGGGGCGGGGAGTGCGGCTCGGGCTACTACAACACCCTCAAGTTCGATTTCCCGCGGGTCAAATTCCGCGAGTACCCGGCGGCCCTTTCCGGCCCGACGGAGCTTGAGGTGAGCTTCACCGGGGATGCCTACTACAACGCAGACTCGGCCACGATGGTGACGGTCACACTGACCAACACCCACACGGCCTACTAACGCACCCACGAAAGGAGGGCGGCACGGATGGACTACATCATCAACTGGTCAAAATATGAAACGATCTTCAACGGGGACACCGTCACCATGGAACTGCTGCCCCTGACAAACGAAGGGGCGGCGGTTCTCATGGACTACTTCGACGGGGCGAAGACGAAGACAGAGCTCGACGCCATGACGGCCGACGAAAAGGCGAGGCTGTCGCAGGCCATGATGAAAAAGATCAAGCACGTCAAGCCCGTCCTGGCGGATCACGTCCGGGGTATCTCCGGCTTCACCGTCAACGGGGCGGCGCCCGACGTCGGGTTCATGGCCGACTCGCCGGTATTCTTCCCGCTGGTCGTGGAGCTGCTGGGCGAGCTGGGCCGGCGCAGCCGCCTGACGAAGGAAGATGAAAAAAACTGAGGCTGGCGGTTCGGCACTCCGAGACGGGCAGGTTCATCGCCCACCGGGTCGCCGGGCTGCCATGCACGGCATGGGTCGAGGTCTTCTGCCAGTGTCACGAGTTCCACTTCGACGGGGGCATGGCACGGGTAAAGGGTTCGAAGAAGCAGCAGGCCCGCACGGGCTACTGGACACGGCTGGCATGGCCTGACGGCAAGAGCACGCTGGAGCAATATAGGATCGTGGTCGAAACCATGCACACCATCAAGGACGAGATGACAACCATGCACGCGAGGCGACTGGGATAATGGCCGACAACATCCTCGAGATCGTCATCAAGGCGAAGGACGAGTTCACGGGCACCATGAAGGGGCTGACGGGCGGCCTGCCGGGGCTGGGGGCTGCCGCAGCGGCTGCCGGGGCTGCGGTTGCGGCCGCGGGCACGGCCATCTTCACCATGACGAAGCACGTCGCCGAGGCCCATGCAAAGATATTCGACTTCTCCCAGCAGCTCGGGCTCTCGACTGGGTTCATTTCCAAGATGCAATACTCGGCCCAGCTCGCCGGGGTCGAGTTCCAGCAGCTCGAGATGGGCCTCAAGCGCCTTTCCATCGGGATCGGCGAGGCCTCCTTCGGAACGGGCGAGGCGAAGCAGGCCTTCGACACCCTCGGGATCAGCGTCAAGGACGCCTCGGGCAACGTCAAGACGGCCGAGGAGCTGTTCCCGGAGATCGCCGGGGCCCTCGAAAACGTCGGCAGCGCGTCCCAGAAGGCCGCCATCGCGGCGCAGATCTTCGGGGCCCGCGGCACGGCCATGCTGCAGGTGCTGGCTGAGGGGCGGGAAGGCCTCGAGGATATGTGGAAAGAGGCCGAGAAGTTCGGGGTCGTGGTCTCCGAGCGGGCAGCCCGCAACGCCGACAACTTCGACGACGCCTTGACCAAGGTCAACATGAGCTTCAAGGGCCTGCAGAACACCATGGCCGAGGAACTCATGCCGATCCTTGCGGCCCTGGCGAACCGCTTCGCAAACTTCGTGGCCGAGAACCGGGAGGGGATCATCGAGTTCGTCAAGAAATCCATCGAGGTGCTGGCGACCTTCGTGGAGTACGGGGCCTACGGGGTCGCGGTCCTGATCGACGCATGGCGCGGGCTGCAGATGATATGGCAGGTCCTGGTGATTTCCGCGACGACCCTTGCCGACACCGTCGTCCGGGCCCTCGGGTACATGACCGAGAAGGCCACGGGCTTCATGCAGACCTTCAACATCGGGGGGGTGTTCGACGAGGCGATCGGCAAGGCGAAGAATTTCAACGCGGCCCTCAAGAGCACCTCCGGGGAGCTGCAGGCCACGGCCGACGCGGCATGGGGGAGACTCAACGAGCTTGTGAGCCAGGGCCTTGCCACGGGTAGGGTTGCCGAGTACGCCCAGGCCGTCAAGGACATCCTCGCCGGGCTCTACGAAGAGGGCGACGCCGGGGTCCCGCCCTTCACGAACAAAAACGTGGGGGCCATGATCGAGAACGCCGCGAAGGCCAAAGAGGGAACCCAGGCAAATATCGACGCCTTGATCGAGATGTGGGGCCAGTATTACCTCACCGAAACCGAGCGGCTCGACCTCTGGTACGCCATGCAGCAGGAGAAATACGCGGCCAACAATGAGGCCCTGCTGCTTCTCAACGACATCTACTGGGCCAAAAAAGAGGAGATGGACCTCGAGAAGCAGGCCCAGGCCTACGAGAATCTCAGGGCCCTGCACGAGGAGTGGACCCTCACGGAGATGGAGCGGCTCGACCTCTGGTATCAGCAGCAACTCGAGATGTTCCAGTTCAACGAAGAGGCGAAGACCCAGCTTGCTGAGATCTACGCGGCCCGCCGTCTCAAGATCGAGGAGAACGAGAAGGCCAAGGGCAAGAAGCTGGATCAGGATGAGATGGTCTGGAAGAAGACTTTCTCCGACGGCATCGGGGCCATCCTGGCGGCCGGGGCGCAGGAAAGCGCCGTCATCGCAAAGGCCAAGGCTGTTTTCGATACGGTCATGGCGACCCAGTCCGGTGCCATCAAAGCCTATGAAGCCCTCGCATGGATTCCGGTTGTCGGCCCGGCCCTCGGGCAGGCTGCTGCTGCGGCCGTCATCGCATTCGGCATGGCCCGCCTCGCCACGATCAACTCGGCCACCTACGCTGCCCACGGCGGCATGACCTACGTCCCGAATGAATCCACCTACCTGCTCAACAAGGGCGAGCGCGTCCTGTCTCCACGGCAGAATGAAGACCTCACCGACTACATGGAAGGGGGCGGCCAGGGGGTGACGATCCAGAACCTGCACGTCGAGGCCTTCCCGAATGCCACCAACGTCAACGCCCTCAAGGACATGGACCGCCGCGACTGGGAGGACATCGTCGCCGACAAGATCATCCCGGCCATGCGGACGCTGGCAAGCCAGGGGGTGAAGGTATGAGCGTGACTTATCAACTCGGCATATCGAGCGCGGACGCCGTGACCCTCTACCCGGACTATGATTATTTCGGGGGGCAAAAGCAGATCCGCTCTGAGCACCGCAGTCGATCGGGCAAACTCCGGGTCTACAAGTGGGGCGACTACGACCGATTCAAGTTCGGGCTGAACTGGGTGCCGGCCTCGGATGCCTCGCTCGTGAATTCATGGTGGGATACGAACACGAAGTTGCTGCTGTTCATCACCTCGGACACCGCGACCGAGGTGCATTCGTGCATGATCCTCAACGATGAAACCCCGCTGGGATCCTATAACGAGCCCTACGTCGACTATTACAAGGGCGCGATCACCCTGGAGGGATACTAGGCGTGCTGGACGTTACATCGTGGTTCGTGGTCCAGCTAGAGGACCGATCATCTAAGCCCGTCAGGCAATTTTTGCTCGGGACATCGGACTATTCCGACCGCGTTCTGCGTTGGCCGACCCTCAAGCGAACGGCGAACAACCTGCAGACCGTCAAGGTGACGGTGCAACTCGACAACGCCGACGGGGCCCTGAACCATTTCTACTCCGAGACCTATAAGATCGTCCAGACGGGCTACCTCAAGGCTGGGTTTGCCCATCCGGACAGCGGAACGGAGTATGCGACCCTCTACACGGGCGAGGCCAAGGAAGTAAAATACAAGGATGAGAAGTGCGAGCTCCGGCTCCGCGATCTCCTGCATGACCTGGGAGAGCGCAAGGTCGGCCAGTCGAGCGCTCCGGTAGTCTTCAGCGAGCAGATTCCCTCTGACATCGGGTGGACCCTCTGCACCTGCTACGGGTATTTGAGCAGCGTACAAAGCACCTCGAACCCTGACATCGACTATGCCGACTTTCAAACGTGGGCCGCGCAGTTCTCGGCCGACACCGTAACCATTGCCGCCTACTGGGACGGGCAGAGGGTTGTGGAGGCCCTGGCCACCCTCTGCGAGCAGACCGACTCGGCGGTCTGGATCGACGGTGCGGGACGGCTGACGTTCAGGAAGTTCATCGAACCGGATTCGAACGACCTGACCATCACGCGGGACCACTTCACCGACCTGGAGATAGATGTCGAGACCCTGCGGTTGGCAAACAAGGCATTTGTCGAGTTCAACTATTCGGTCTCCTCGGATTATTGGCAGAACGTCGTGGTCATGGTGGACTCTACCAGCATCAATTCGTTCGGAATCCACGACCACCTCTATCGCAACGAAAACGTCTGGTACTGCGGGAGCCTCCACGCCCTGAACTACGCGCAGAGGAAAACCACGCTTTTCGGTCAACCGCCCCGGCGGTTCAACGTGGAGACCGACCTCTATGCCGTGCGCCCGGAATTGGGTGAGACGATCCGGCTCGTGGATTCATTTTTCGGCATCACGTCCGGCGGGGGCTGGCGCCTCGTGGAGCAGCAATTCAACCTTGACACGGGGCGGGTAGACCTGGAGCTCGATGAGGCGACGACCATGAACGGATTTTATCTTGACATCTCAACCCTGGATGGAGACCACGTCCTGTTATGATATTGCAGACCATTATCTGCGGCGTCGAGGGATGCGCGGAGCGGCACACGGAAACCGGATTCAACATGGGCTTCCCGGGATGGGGGCACGTCGCGGGACTGCGAAACGATCAGACCGGCGAGACGGTCTGCCACCTCTGTCCGCTGCACTTGGCCATGGTGAAAAAGGTACTCACGGGAGAATTGAAAGATGGCATGGACTGATCTTTCGGCGGCCTTCGGCTACGGGACGAAGCTGACATCGACCCAGCAGCAGCAGCTCCGGGACAACGTCAATTTCGTCATGGACTTTGTCAACTCGGCGAGCCTGACGGATCACGGCCCGCTGCTCGGTTCCGGAACGGGGGCGATCACGGCCATGGGCGTTGGCTCCTACGGGGCAATCATGATCGGGCAGGGCGGTGCCGATCCTCAGTGGAAACACCTGTCGGGGGCAATCCTGGTTGACTCGGCCGGCGTGACATCGCTCGGCACGAACCTCGTCGGGCAAGGGCAACTCCAATACTATCAGGCGGGAGACCTGCTTGAGATTGCAGACAATGCGGAGGAAACAACTACGACGCAGTATCCGTCATACGCCGTGATGAAAGAGGCTTACATCCCGCGCCACGGCACCCTGCGGATCAGCTTCCAAATGGCCACCGCAGGAGCCGTGCCGCGGGCCTATATTGCAAAGAACTCGACGGCGGTGAGCAGCGTCTACATTGCGGCCGGGGCATACAGCCTGGATGTCGGGAGTTTGGCGGCGGGGGACTACATTCGGATCTATGCCAACACGAGTAACGGCGGATATGCGACGTCGATCAGCTCATTTTGTCTGAAGTGCGCGAACCCCATGAACGCGCGGATCACGGGCTAGGGTGCGGGGGCCGGGCCGGGTTTTCCTCTCCCTCCTTTTCCCCGGGCATACCCGGCCCCTTGGACAATACGGAGGCGCTATGCTTCTCACGATAATGCAGCAGCACGAGATGCTTCTCTGGTGGCAGTTGTGGATGGTCGAATCGACCCTGGCCTGGACGGGATGTATGCGTGA